ATGACAAAGATGAACATTACTACGACAGACAAAGACTTGTTGATATTATTAAAAAGAAATTGGCTGGTAGTTAATTCATAACTGTCTACCAACTGATAAGAGTCCTGTAATGGGACTCTTTTTTTTTCTAATTATTTGGTTTTTTCAAACATTTTTTATATATTTGTATAGTACGGGGATGATACCTCTTTTTTAAAGATTTTCATTAGTTGTGCCATGATTCATTTCATCTCCGTACATTTTTAATCACTTTCTTTTTTACCAATATATACAGTACCCCCTGCCTGTTCTCAGGTGGGGGTTTTTTATTGAGTAAAAAAAGGACCCATAAGGTCCTTAATTTATTTTTAATCATTTATTGTTTTTTGTGTGTTTTAAGACTACTTCTTGTCCCACTGACCATAACATATCGCCGCAGCCTGTTCCTGTCCGTATTCGTCAATTATGGACGAAATACAACGACTTACATATTCATCTTGAGTCTCGGAACCTGTTGGTTCAGGAATAACAAATTTTTGTTTGGTTTTAGATGCCTCTAATGGGACACAGTTTGGAACTTCCCTACCATCAACCATTTTAGTACCCACTTGAACGTAATCTTCGTAACATGGGTCATTCTCTCCTTTTTCAAGAGGTTCAAAGTCATTCTTCTTAATACCTGATAATTCAATCTTGATATTTCTAATCATTTGTAATCTATCTGTCATGATGCTATTTTTTAAAAATTGTTGGTTTGTTATTCAAATACATACTCGTATAGTTTTCATGTATCCAATCGGCCAGTTGGTAATGTGATACACCCAATTGTTTATTCAATTGACTACTCATTAATCTATCGAAGTAAATTGCTTTATTATACTTCTTTAATTCATGTTCTGTTGGTGGTGGTAATTCTATATTCATGTTATAATCCTTTATGATTTTTTAGTTTCTTATTCTCTTCTAAAAGTCCATCAACTCGTTTTTCTAATTGTTGGATTTTAATATTCAATTCATGTATTTCTTGTTTCAAATCGTCTATAATATTCTTGTATAGACCGATAGATAATTCAAGGTTCTTTAAAACTTGATTGTCCGTCTCAGCGTCACTTCTTCGTTTCCCAAGAAAGAAACTTGCGACAGCTGTTAACATGTTACTTACAATTAATATTAGTTCTGTGTTCATATCTTAAAATTACATACAACCTTTACATGGGTCATCATAATGTGCCCTGTCACTGTAAACAGGTATAGCACCATCATTATATCTTCTATAAGCCCAACCATATCTTGTTGTATGGTTAAGTGCGATAGGTGTAGAGTATTTATCATTCTTATCAGGTACCATGCCATCCAAAGTAGAATATTGGTCGTATTGAGGGAACTTACCTTGACCATATCCTGTGATTAGATAATCCTGTAAACGCATCTTATAAAAGTCTGCCCTTTGTTTTTGGATACTTCTCATGTACTTCATGGCCTCAAGATCAACTCCGTTTCCGAACTCACTCGTACCAATTTCCAATCCGCGATTTAAAGTTTTTATGTGGATATGGGGAATTGCGGTTTGATAAGCCTCTTGGATTAACCATGGTTGTATATAGGTGTTAACTAATTCTGTTTCATCACTATTGAAAGTATTACCTGTGGCAGATACTTGTGATAGGATGTGATTATAAAATTTACTACCTAAAACTCCTTGAAGCTGTGTATCCTGCGCAATCTGAATTTCACTTTTTAAAAGGTCAGAGTCAACCAACTTGTTGATTGCGGTAAATGATTTTATTTTTTGTTCTGATATTAATAAAACTCCCATATTATGCGATTTGTGTTGGTTGTTGTGGTTTATCTTCTACTACTGGTTTTTCAATAACATCACCAACTTCAAATATTGATAAAGGTTTAATTTCAAATGTAGTAGGTCTTTGCGTTTTCAAAGACATCATTTTATTGAATGTAGGAAGTAATTCGTTTTGATAAGGTTGAATTACAGTCTTTCTGAAATACTCCGTATGTTCTGTCAGTTCTTGTGCTGATCCGAGCTTACCTGCGGTACTGATACCGAATAACTCACCACTTGATACTCTATGTCCTGATAAGATTGAACGAGTAATGTCCTCATATACTTGGGCATAGTAACCATCGTTACTTGATGCTGGTATCTGTGTGATTCTTGGTGATAATTCAGCACTCTCGTTGAATGAAATAATTGGTCTACCTGCGTTATTAACTGATGAGAATTGTTCTTCAATACTTCTTGTAAGTAATCTCATCTCATCAGATGATGGAACACCGTTCACAAAATCTATCCATAGACTTGGCAACATGCCATTCTTTAGATTATTTGCGTGGAACTCTTTTATGTTCACATCAATTTCAATTGCTGCCAAAGCACCACTATAATCAGGATGTGGGTAATAACTATTGTTTGGTGTGTAAGACTTGTAGTAGTAAATTTGTGATGGTTCACCATCTTCTTGATTGAATGTATCATATTCAAGAACAGGGAACTTTTTGATATTGGTCCAATCTGCTGAGTAATAATATTTTTCAATCTCATCAGTTTCAGGATTAATTTTACCACATCTAAGTCTTGAAAAATCAGCATGATAAATTTCAGCGATAGTCTTTCTATCTCTTGACCAGATTATGTTAAGTGCGTAGCCCCCAAATAAAACTAAATCTAACGCACATTTACGAAATACGTCAGATATGTTTTCTTTTTTATTTACAAGGTTAACTGTACTCATTGGATTATTTAGCGAAACCATCCCATCACCACATATTTGTTCTCTCTTTGCGGTTATAATAGATTTATGGATAGCACAATTTTGGTATCTACTAATTAGATATTGTGGCATGTGATTATCGCCACCATATAATATCCATGGTCTTCTATCGAAAGTCTCTGAAAATATCGGTAAAATTGGTTCTTGACGAAATCCAATCTTCTTCATTTGGTATTTTGATTTTTCTTCACTCATAAATTTAACTTAAGTATATATAATTTTCATTATCTTCATTAGGGGAAATATATTCAACAAATGGTGATGGTTCACTATTACCAACCAATTCAGCCATTCCTGTGAAAACTTTTGATGTACCGTTCCCGTAAATGTTTAATTCGTACTGACCTTCGTAATTGAGGTCATTAGTACTTAAATCCAATACAATCTCACAATAACGAATATTGTCAGCGTATTGGGATGGATTAGATGTATTAACTGTATAACTCTTAACTTCTTCAGACATGACATGTGTGAAGGTTAATGTATAACCTGTAAAATCTGTTCTTGAGTTGTTATTGATATTCATCACCAACTCATTCAATTGTCCTTTTTGTATTATTAACATAACATGTATATATATCCCTATTACTAAATATAAAAAAAGTTTAGTTGGAATGGTATATTATAAAAAAAGGAGTGGTCACCCACTCCCTTTTAAGAGATATAGAAATTCAGTCCACCACAGACCTACGATTATCCACTGATTGTAAATCCTGTGAAAACAGTTGCTAAAGCACCTGTGATAACTCTTGCTGGTTCTGGCTCCTGGCCTTGAAGCGTAATTTCTACGCCGTTGCGATCTGCTACGTTTACTCCTGTACCTAAAGTACCTGCTGAAATGAATAAGCCGTTGTCTTGACCTAACAAGTACTGAGTCCCGTTTTGGTCAATTGCTACAACTTTTAATTGGTCATTCTTCGCCATAGCATAAACTAAATCCGCTTTGTCTTGATCGTATCTGTAGAATACCATCAAAAGTTCTTGAAGGAAGAACAAGCTACCATTTTCAAATGACTTTGAAATAGTTTGAGTTAATGAACTTGTGTTACGTTTCAAATCGAAGCCGTATAAAGTACCATTACCTGTTACACCTGTTACCTCATTGTTTGCGTTGTAAGTCACACCTGTGATTGTAGCTCCAGAAGTACCACCTAAGATATAAACCTTTTGGATACCTCCCAATGAGTCACTACATCCAAGTTGAACACCACTATTAATGAAACATGTTGACATATATATATGTATTAATTTTTTTCGTTTATTTTAAAATGGGAGGACTTTCACCTCCCTTGTTTTTATAATTCGATATTACAATCCGTTAACTGCGAAGTAGTTGGTTGAACCAAATTTAGCGATTTGCGCACCATAAGAATAGTTAGAACGACCCTTTAATACGTCAAAATCTTTTGAGTAGAATACATCGATTTTTTCAGCATCGGATAATAAATCCGTACCAAAAAATGTGTATCTAGCTGGTAAAATACAAACGTAGTTGTCCGTTATACCTATGGTTGGGACCACCTTCACCGTACTATTGGGATGAATCGCGTATGCGTTAGCCATATCACCGATAGACTTAGATCCGTTAATGTAATTTTGGAAGTAGTTCGCAACTGTTAAAGATTGAACATATTTACGGAAATTCGCAAATGAAAGGAACACTTTTAGGTCATCTAAAGCTTGAACGTTAGAATCTAAAGCGTTGATTAATTTATCAACTTCATAGATTGGATTTGCGTTAGTTCCGTAAGCAACTGCTTGGTTGAAAGCGGTACCAGATACAGAAACACCAACACCTGTTTGACCAGATTTAATTAAAGTTTTTAAACCATCGAAACAATCACCACCAGCTGTAGTTGCTGTCCAAATCTTAGTTTCAACTCTTTGTTGAATTTGTTCTACTAAGTTTTGTGCGATATAATTTTCGAAAGGTGCTGATTCATCTTCAGCAATTTGTCCTGGATTTAAGAACATAGACAAATATGTGTCATGTAAATCCTTTGAACACCACTCCATATTTACCTTTTCTGAACAAACAGTTAGGTTTCTTTGAGTGTATGTAGTTGAACCAGATGCGTTCCAACCACATGATCCTGCTTGGAAAGCTGGAGTAGAGTCTAATAAGTTAAGTGATTGAGAACCCTTAACACCAACTCTTTGAGTAATTTCTTTAACTGTAGTAGCACCAACTAAAGCTTTTGTTAACAAAGCACCACCTACCTCATCGGTAAATCCGGTGATTGAACTAACTACATAAGCGAAATCATTTTTTGAATAATTTTTCATAATCTTATTTTTTTGTTTAATTTTTTATTTTTTTCTTAATTGAAGAATTGCGTTAATTCTTGATTCTTCAACATTATTATCAATTTTTGAAAATTCTGTTTTACCATTTGGAATTGGTTTTCCTGCTGGTTCAGATTTATAAGCACTAAACTCAGCACTCATAGCTTCCATTTTCTTTTCCATGTTCTTCATTTTCTCAGAAACTTTTTTCATCATTTCTTCTAATAAAGAGTAAATTTGTTTCATTGATTCTTCATCAACTTCAACTTCTTCATCGATAGCTTCTTCGATGTCTTGTTCGTCTTCCATCATGGTTTCAATCTTAACGATAATACCATCTTTGGTTTCAACCTTAGTTCCATCAGATAACTCATGGGTCCCATCAGGGGCCATTATCTCGGCCTCGTCAGTTACAACTTTAACTTCAGCGCCTTCAACTAATTCTTCACCAGATACTTTGATGACAGTTCCGTCAACTAATTTTGCGTCCATGAATATTTCTTTAACAGCTACAATTTCACCATCAGTAACTTCAATACTGAAGTTTTCAACTAAACGATACTTACCTGATTCTAAAGCAACTCTTTCAAATTCTTCATTTAACTTAGTGATTTTCTCACCAACTTTAAGGTCTGAAGTTTCTAAAATCGTATTATCTTCCAATTTGAAAGACTTTAAAACAGCTTGTTCGTCAGCCAAAAAACCGAATTGTTTCATTAAATTTTTAATCTCAGCAATTGCTTTTTTAGGGTTTGACATAATTTATTTTTTTGTTTTTGTTTATTTCCTCTACTTCTAAATATAAATTTGTATATATTAGTCCAGATTTTTTAAAAATAATGTGGATAACTTTTTTTTGGTAGTTTGAAATAATCTTTTTATCTTTGTGGAACAAAAGATAAAAACTCAGGTTATAAGAGGATAAAACCATAATAGTCATGACAACATTAGAACATTACCTCCACAACGTAACAACCTTCTATTCATTGAATAAGGAAAGTATTTACAACGATTTTTTAGACACTAACACACATAAAAGAAAAGATATACCCTATGAATTGTTTGTTATAGCAATTTGTGATAGTGGTAAAAAACCATACTCAAAAGATATGTATGAATGGTTTAGTGAAAATCATCAATTAATAAAAGATAGATGGAAAGACCACCAAGATAAATGTGATTTATTTGAGTTTATGTTAGAACTTTACAAAGAAGTAGTTTAAATAATAAGGGTCCCAATTGGGACCCCATTTTTATTCTTTTATATTTTTTAATAAGTCAGAAAGTTGTTGAAGGAACATGTACTCCTTTGAAAACTGTTCTACCTCTTCGAAAAATCCCGAAACTGAGTAGCCAGCCAAAGAACCGTCTTTAACTTTTTTCCAAACTTCATCGTTGCGAACCTTCATAGACACAAACCATGTACCGATTGGTAGGTCACCAAAACCATACTTGTTTGATTTATCATGTTCGTCTTCCTTAATCCATGACTCAATCACATATACATCCTGTTCAGCTTTACCATTATGTTCGGTGTCAGCATTATCAAGATATTTCTTTCTCATGAACTTTTCTTGAATCTGAGAAATTGTCTCCTTTGTGAAAAATACAAAGTATGGGTTTCCGTCTTTATCCTTACGGAAGATTCTTTGATCAGGAACCATACAAGGTCCTAACAAAATTCTTTTTTCTTCATCTTGTGTTTGGAAGTTCTGTCTTGACATCTTCTCAGCTTGAAGTTTTCTTAACTTACGTTCAGCCCATCCTAAAGCCTCTTTACCACCCCAACTATCATACATTAATTTACCACATCCGTCTTCATATGACTTTGATGATTGTAAATCTACTTTATGTCTTGATAGATATGAGTACATTCTCATGATGGTTTCTTCTGTGATAGGTTTACCATCGGCAAGTTGATTGGCTCTAATTTTACCTACTTCAGTTCCACATGAACCCCATCCATTCTCTTCAACCCATTTTAATACCCTTTTTGCGTTATCTCTAACAGCTTGTGGATAATCAGAATATGATTGGAAGTTATTCTTGGTTTTACCTGTTTGTATTTGGTCTACATAAGCTGGTAAACCACCTACATCATAACCCAAATCTTCTTCAGTTATTGGACCACCAACAACCCATGCGTCACATGTTCTTGCTGCCGCACATTTAAAATCAAAAGCTTCACAATAACCTAAATCACCCGCTTTAACTGTATCCCATTCATTTGTGTCATTAATTCCACTTGCGATACAATCTAACATGTTTTTAGTTTGTACGAAAAACGCACAATTACCACATCTTGCTTTCTTTGCTGATTCAACATCACCACCAAACATCTTGGCCTTTGCTTTCCAATAATCCTCATTTGGTTCATTTGGATTTAATGGACCATAATGTGCTATGTTAATTGCTTTCTGTCTATTCTTTAAATTGGTTGCCACATCTTGTGTTGCTTTTGGACAACCTTCCTCAAACTTCTCTTTTGATAATCCTAAGTTTCTAATTGTTTCAGGTGATGGGTTAGCAAGTGTCTTTGATGTAACAAGATTTGGTTGATACCAATCTGTTCCCAAATCAGATGAACGACCTGCGTCATCCTTAATCTTGTTGGTACCGATAGATGATTTATTTCTAATAGCACCTTCGTTCTTATAAAGGATTTTAAACCAACGGTGACGACAATTGAACCCACCTCGGTAGAATTTAGGTTGTCCGCCAAATCCACCATCATCAGGATCACTATTTGGATTTAAGGTATTAATCTCCTCAATTCTCCAAACGTAGTTTCTATTCAATAATGTTCTACAATATTCTCTTGTTGTTGGAATAATCTCAGATTCATTTATATTTGATGATAAACCGTATTTGTATCTGGTTCTATAAAAATCAGTATCTTCTGAAGACTCATCATTTGGTGTTGTTGCGTCAAGACCAAACTCATGATGACCCATTTCTGTGATTGATTCAATCTCCCATCCATTATCTAACAATTCATGTTCAGGTTGTCCTTTGGACATAAACATGTTAATGTATTTGTCATCCTCACCTTCAGGTACATGGAAGTCCTCAGGTTTTTGTTTATTGAAGAAGACATAATCATACTCAATTGCTGGTTCTGATACAAGGGAAATAAAATCTACCCCTGATATTTCATCATCATCTTCTATTCGTAGTTCAAATACTTTATCTTTTTTCATGTATTAAAATATAAACGTTTTAATTATAAATATCAACGACCTTGTCCGCGATACTTTTTAGGTCTTTCTGACTTTGGTCCGAATGACTTTTTACCTGTAGGTTGTGATTTTCTTTTACCGAAGGATACTTTATAAGAACCTCCACTTGATTTTCCCTTAGCCATATTATAGTGTACTTAAGTCTTTTAATCTTGCTTGACGTTGTGCGTCTGTTGTCAATTCACTTGATACCACATACGTCTTTATTATTGTTGGTGATTGGTCTATTGTTGGATTGGTTACATTTGGATTGTCATATGTAGCACCACCAACTCCTGAGTTGAATGATGTTCCACCACCCATTTGATTCATCATACTTAACATAGGTCTGAACATGGTAACAGCGCCTGCTGTCATGACAGCTTCTCCATTTGATAATCTAACAGGAATACTATCACTTGTTGCGGTACCAGGTCCTGTAACAACACCACCTGTAGCATAACCTTTTCCTAATGATTGTGCTGAGTTCGCACCCGCTGGTGAAGCCTCGCCACCTGAACCACCTTTAGATAAGTCTTTTGGACCCATTCCAAATAAGGTTTTAAATTGTGCTACCGCTGTTCCAATTGTTCCGATAAATGTCGCGATTGCGATAACGTTTGCGGGGAAAGGAAGTTTCGCAGCTTGACCTAATCCTTTGAATTGGTCAGCAATTGCTGATATGGTTGTTGCTAACGCAAGTCCTTGTTGAACTTTGATTAACGCCTTACCAGCTGCGGTCTCTTCACCCATGGCTACACCTAAAGCACCTATTGAATCAGCCAACATGTTAACAGCATCTCTGTTCTTCTGTCTTTGTTCAATAATATTTTTTTCTGTAGCAACTTCATTTTCTTTAATTGCTAAAGTATATCCTTCCTCAATTGCTTTCTTTCTATCGTAATAATTTTGGTCTTTTTTCTCCTTATCAGCATATAACTTCTCAAGGTTATCAAGTTCATTTCTTCTATCAATTTCAGCCTGTTCTTTGAACACCTGACTTCTTGCTTTAATCTTTGCTACCTCAGATTGAAAGGATAAATCAATTGCTTTAAGTCTATTGTCTAAACCTAATTTTCTTGTTTCTCTTTCGTATTGAACCTCATTATATACGTTTTCTCTATTCTTCTTCGCAATCTCTTTATCAACGTTAGCAACATCTTTTTTGTATTGTTGATTTACAGCAAGTTTGGCTTTCGCCTTGGCTTCTTCTGAAGCTTTGCTCTCATCAATTGCTGCGAGTGCGTCATCTCTACGATTCTTAGCCTCTTCCTCCATTCTTGTTTTTTCATCAGCAATCATGGAAGTTTTAATATCCCTTGTTTGTTTAGCAAGGTCTTTATCGGCGTCTTCTTGTAGTTTCTTAATATTATTATTAAACTCTTTAAGTTTTAATTCATAATTCTTTTGAGTTTCATTTCTTAATTCTTGTTTTTTCTTGTCAGTAAACTTGGTATTATTAATGTCTTGAATTTGATTTTTATAATCCTGTTCTAACTTAAGTTTACCTTTTTCATTCTCATCCTTTAAACGTAATAAAGCGTTCTCATTTTGGATAGAATTTAATCTCTTTTCGTAGTCTTGATTTAATTGTGTAGCTGCGTCGTTTGCTTGTTTAATCTTGTCATTCGCAGCTTTCTTATTATCATCCGCTTTTTTCTGTCTATCTTTGTCAGCTTGATTAATTTCATTATCGGCCTTATCTCTGTAAGCCTTTAATAAAGCTTGTTTGTCTTTTTCAGATTTTGTCTCATCAGCGTTTAATTCAAGAACCTTCTTGTTATAATCAATATTGGCTTTGATTTTACGTTGAGTATATTCGTCATATTTGTATCCTTGAGAATCTAATAATTCTTCTTGTTTCTTAACATTCTTTTCTAACTGTTCAAGTGCTTGTTTGTTCGCTACCTCTTTGTTATACTCTTTCATGTTACCAGTAACGTAAGCAAGGGTCTTAGCTAAACCTTCTAAAACATATGTTAAAGCTCCACCAATCATGTCAATAATAGGTTGGATTGCTTTACCCAATATGTCAAATAAAACACCGAATTTACCTACAGCATCTTGTAATGGTTTGAAAGATTGGAACGCTTTCATTACAGCTGCCACCAATAAACCTAAAATAATAACCAAAGCACCAATACCTGTAGCAGCAATTGCGTTCTTCAAGATTGGGAATTGTTTGGTTAATTGAAGCATCGCCGATTTTGCGTTCTTTAATCCATCGTCAAAAAATTTAAAACCTTGTGCTGCCTTACCAATAGGACCAGGTAACGCACCTAACGCATCATCTAACTTTTTAGTACCAAATTGAAGGTCTTCTTGTTTCTCAGATAAGTCTCTGATTCTTGATGTTAAGTCATCGTATTTTTCAGCGTTGTCAGCTGTTCTATCACCTAATCCCGCAAGTTCAGTTCTTAATACTCTAATTTGTGCTGCGTAAGATTTGGTTTTTTCTTCTGTATTTTTTGTCTTCTTACCAGCTTCTTCAGTCTTATCACCTGTATCTTGAATGGCGTCACCTGTCTCTTTAATCTCTTTTTTGGTATTACCAAACGCTTCATCTAAAGCTTCAATATCACCTTTCAGTTTATCGAATAATTCAGCGTTCTCTTCAGTCCTCGCACCTAAGGACTCAAGTTGTGCTTTCATGTCAATAAGATTCTTCTTAAAGACATCGATTTGTTTACCTGTAAGTTCAATTTCTTGTCCTTGTATTTTGACTTTAATTGTAAGTTCTTTTTGGGCCATAATCTATATATGTATATATTTTAGTTTAACATGGGTTACCACAATTCGTTATTGTGAACACCGCGAGGTCTGCGAAAGGTATACCTTGTCTTACTGTACTACAATCCGCACAATCTGTTATTATATAAGTACCTGTACTTGTTACATTTTTATATGTAGTACCTAAAGCAGTATCATATTTTATATAACCAGTATCCGTCACATTTAATGTAATACCTGTAGTACCATTAAATGATGCTGTGGCCGTTGGAGTAGGAGTTGGTGTGGCTGTTGGTATTGGAACCGTAGCTGTAGGTGTTGGAGTTGGTAATGATGTAACATTAACACTTAAACATACAGGTATTACAACTCTTTTACCAATGAATCTAAATTCTAAATAATATGTTCCTGAGGTAAATCCACTTGTTGGTAAACCCATGTTTGTTGCTGTAACACTAAAGTTTGTTGCTGAACCCGAATAGGTTTGATTACCTGTTACTGCGTTTCTATCGACATATATACATCTCCATGGTTTATAATAATCTTGACCTGGTGCCAACATGTGAACAGAAAAAACATGTAATAAACCTAAATCATCAATATATTTTTCGGCGTTATTAAAATCCATAGAATATCTACTACTAAATGTCATTTGACTAGTAGTTGCTGTATATGAATTAATTGCTGCCGTACAATTAGTCATGTAGTTATCATTTATATCATGAATAATTTCTACATCGTATTGTGATCTATCATTATTTGGGTAGATGAAGTTTGTGTCTGTTCTCTGACTTATATATTTTCTTATCATATTATTAAATATCTTTGTTTTTAACAATTGTTTGTTGTTCCATCTGAATTTAATCTTATTATACCATTTACTTGTACATTATTAAATTTCCTGAATGATCCAAGTATTAGTATTTTTCCATCTGGTAATATTTTTATTAAGTTAGCAACACCAAGTTGATAAGGATCTCCTGTTGAATAAAACGCAGTTCCGAGATTAGAATTAAATGTAGTATCTAATGTACCATCTGAATTTAATCTAACCATTCCTATCGATGTAATTGTTGTTCCGTTATATTTTGTGAAGAAACCTGTAACAATTATTTTATTGTCAGATTGAACCGCTACTGATGTTACATAACGAGCATCCGCTGAAGTATTTCCTGAAAATCCTGTACCAGAAAGGAATGTACTATCATAACTTCCATCTGAATTTAATCTTATAATACCATTTTTTGTAAGACCACTATAAGTTCTAAATGATCCACCAATTATTATTTTACCATTAGATTGGAAATCTAAAGAACCAGGAACATAACCTAATGGACCAAACGCGTTTATATTAGAATTAAACGCTGTATTATATGAACCATCTGAATTTAATTTAGTAACTTCTTTAACTGAATTACCATTATATGTTGTTTGTTCACCCAATACAATAATACTATTATCTGATAAAAGTTTCATTTTATTAACAGTATTTGTAAATCCTGTACCTCCTGAATTAAATGTTGAATCAAAAGTACCGTCACTATTTAATCTACAAATTTGACCATATGAATTACCTCGATATGATGTAGCTCCTAAAACTATTATTTTTCCTGATGTATCTATTCTAAAATCTTGTATAGCTCCATTAAATCCACTACCGAAAAATGAAGTATCACCAGAACCATCAGTATTTAATCTTATAGCATATCCACCAACAGATGAATTATTATAGTAATTAAAATTACCACCAATTAATATTTTTCCTGAAGATTGTATTGCTAAAGCATAAGGAGGACCATAAAGTCCGAAAGGTGCCACTGTGGTTCCATAACCTGTTACAAATGATGAATCTAACGAACCGTCATAATATATTCTAACTAAATTATTGTTTTTAACATTCTTATATTTTTCAAAATCACCAACTATTAATAATTTATTATCAGCCGTTAATTCACATTCATATATATCAAGTGTTCCATTTCCTGTAAATCCACTACCTCCATTAAAACATGGATTTATTGTGGGTGTTGGTGTTGGTCCTGTACCTGTAATTGTAGGAGTCGGTGTTGCCGTTCCAGTCATGGTTGGTGTTGGGGTTGGTCCTGTACCAGTTGGTGTTGGTGGTAATCCTGTACCTGTTGGAGTAGGACTCGGTGTCGCTGTCATGGTTGGGGTTGGACTTGGCGTTGCCGTCATGGTTGGAGTAGGAGTCGGAGGACATGTTGTTAAAGGTACATTACTTGTCTCAACGTACACCAAATATTCAAATTTATATGCGTCAGGTCTACATGTAATTGTAACATCCTGAGTGGTACAACTCATTAAATCTGATCTGTTACTTCTACAATAAATTTGAGTTTCGTAAATTCCATTATTACCATTTAAATCATCTGTTGTATAATCTCTACGTATAATATTAACATATGTATATCTTGTTGAAGTTAACGGGAAAACACATGTTTCTAATGTTTGACCTGTGAATATGTTTCTAATAAATAAATCTTGACAGTCTGAATATTGGAAATCAAGATTTGATTCAGAAGTAGTATTATTAATTCTAAATTGAACATATGTACCTATCGTTTTTGCTGTTGGGTCATATTCATTATACGTTAATAATAATGAACCACCAGGTCCTGAACTTTCAATAGGGTATGGTCCGTAATCATCAGGTATTGGTAAGTCAGCAACTTTACATTGTTCACATGTATCGTAAGGACCACCATAAAGTAATATATTATCTACATCAAAAGCGTCTGTTGTTTGTTCAATTACTTCCCAACATTGCGTTGTATCAAACGTTACATCAAACCATCTTGATAATCTATAGAATTTACCTATTGACACATCAGGATAAAAATACATTCTAAATACTTTAAATTCTGATGGGTTATCACAATTTCTAAACCTAAATCTTGGTTCATTTGGTTGTGCTGGTGCTGCCGATAATGTTACATTATTTGTTGAACATGTTCCTGTAAACGTAGCACAATCAGGTGATACGTTAAAGAATATTTTGTTATATGGTGCCGTATTTGATTGAACCCATAAATTACCTGCTGTCTGATTTAAACTACCTGCTGGATTATAATCAATTTGGTCAATAAAATATTGGTTATTCAAATCATATTGATGTGGAATTCTGGTTAAAATAGCCCATTCATCTTCTGAAACTTCCCATATTTTATATGCCCATCTTTCTTGAGTACCAGAGTTTACATAAGATGCGGTAAATCCACTAGAGTTTCCACCTAAGGCACCAATCATGTAATCATAGAAAATACTCCAATAGTAATAACTTCTTCTAATTCCTGATAATTTCTCACCCGAATATAATTTACCTGATAAATTCTCTTCACCATTATAATAAGTTTTAAACTTATATATATTACTATCACCACAATACTGATAGAAGAAATATCTAACAGGGAATTGTCTTGGTGCTACAGTTGTTTGAACAAGTTCCGCTTTGGTCAATTCAAGATTGGTTAAATTAAACCCATCAAGTTTGTTTAAGTAGAAGTATTGTTCGTTAATCTTGATTACATCATTTGGTTTCAAGTTCTTAACATCTGATAGTTTCAAATCGAAATTACCATTTAAGAATCTTGTGTTCTTGTCATATATGTTGTTTATTCTTGTTGAATAAAATGTTTCGTATGCGTCATTCTTGGTATAAGCAGAGAATGTGGATATTCCATCACCCAAATTCGCCATCTCTTCTGAGTTAAATAAGATTGATAAACTATCATTGTTAATCTTATTCTCATCAGGGTTTCCAATTGGTAGCGTATGACTCACCATGGGACTCAAATAAGGACCGTAAGCTGTCGACTGAAGGTTTACACCATTTGAAGGAGAAAGTCTGAAAAAGAAGGTATTAACGTTGTTTGATGTGAACGATTCACCTATCGTATCTAAGAAAGGTGAGAAGTTACCTAAATTGAACATTAACTTCGGTTTAGATTTTAATCCTTTGTATAAACTAACAACCGTTTCATTATCACCAACCTTTTCTGTCTCTGTCGATTGTGCGTAGTTTACTCCTAATGGAAGTTTGATGTTGGTATCCCATTTACGAATAATCTCAGGTGAGAATATTGTATCAATCTTCTTCTCCTGTGATTTGAACGCAGTTGAACCGTAATAGTTCTTCTGTCCGTATATTCTATTGTTTCTATCTTTGAATTGTTTGTTTCCATCATCACCATCTTCTTGGTCTGTTAACAATATCTCACTTTCAATAAAGTTGATTGCTGGTTCAACAGTAAATCCTTTATCGAATGACATCTTATCTGTCCAATCTACAATATTACCTGTACCCATGTAAAAATCATAAGGTTCAACAATAATTTCAAATGGATCATTTGGATTTGGAACAAATATCAAGTTAAACTTCTTAGCAATTGATGATATGAAATCTATTTGTTTTATCTTATCATCCATTACGGTACTGAAGTTCACATATTCGCCTTCTTCGAAAGCTACTTCTGTATTTGGTGTTCTTGGTTGGTATCTTAATTGTTGACCACTAATTGTTGC